GATTATAATTCTTTTAGAGTTTGTAGAGATAGAAAAATAAAGGAAACAATGTTACATAACAAAAGAACAAGATAACAGTATAATTGCAAAAAAATATATAGTGGGAATACTGCAATCAATTCAAAACATCTTTACTACACCTCAGAAAAAAGAAGAAAGAAGTATAAATTATCAACTACCTTTTGGCCCTACAACTCAAGTTTCTCCAGAAACTGCATTGACTTTTTCTGCTGTATGGGCTGCAATGAGATTACTTTCAGAAAGTATTTCAACACTTCCAGTTGGAGTTTTTAGAAAAGAAAACAATGGAGATAACGTAGAAGTAGAATCTGATTTATCTTTTTTAGTTAAATACCAACCAAATTCATATCAAAACAAAATAACCTTTTACGAAAAGATTATTATGGATATGTTATCAGATGGTAATTCTTATGTTCAAATTGTAAGAAATAGAAACGGAAGAGTAATGGAATTGCTTCCATTAAATTATGGAGATATAGAAACTTATACTTTAGCAAATAAATTATATTATTCAGATGAAAATTCTGGAGAAACTCATGATTCAGAAAATATACTTCATTTTAAAATGATAACAGGGCCAGATGGAATATCTGGACTTTCTCCAATCCAACAATGTAAAGATGCAATTGGTTGGGGTATGGATGTGCAGGAGTACAGTTCAACATTCTTCAAGAATGGTGGAAAATTATCCGGAATATTAGAATCAGATAGAGCATTGTCGGAACAGGCCATAGATAGATTAAGGAGTAGCTTTAATAAAAATTATGGAACTTTAAGTGGTAGTAACCAAACGGCAGTATTAGAAGAGGGATTAAAGTACAAAAGCATATCCGTAACTCCAGATCAAGCACAGTTCCTAGCGAGCAGGCAGTTCTCAATCCAAGAAGTGGCACGTATTTTTGGACTTCCTCCACATTTATTAAAAGATTTGAGTGCAAGTTCTTTTAACAATATAGAAATGCAATCTCAAGAATTTGTTTCATATTCTTTAATGCCTTATATTTCTAAGATAGAATTGGAAATGAGTCTTAAATTATTTAGAAGAAATAACATAGGAAGAGAATATATCAAGTTTAATGTAAACGGATTACTGAGAGGAAACGTAAAAGATAGAGCAGATTATTATAAAACTGCAATTACAAATGGATGGATGACTGTTAATGAAGTAAGAGCAAAAGAAGATTTAAACAAAGTAGAAGATGGAGATAGTAATTACATTCAAATGAACATGACTACAATAAACAAAATAGGAGAAGAAGATGCCAGCTGAGGAATGTAATAACGGGAAGTGGAAATGGGGAGAAACTGGATCTTGCAAATATGATACTCAAGAGGAAGCTGAAAAAGATAATGAAGATAATTATAGAGATCAAGTTGGAACAATTATTAGTGATGGAATAGAATTACCAGTATTTGATACAATTGAGGAAGCAGAAAAAGAAGCTGAAAAATTAGGAGGTAATGGTTATCATGAACATACAATAGATGGCAAAGTTTATTATATGCCTTTTAATACTCATGAAGAAGCAAAAGAAGCATTAGCAAAAGAAGACAAAAAAAGAGTTTGGGATAAAAAATTTAATAATACAATTATGGAAAAAAGATTATTTAACATTGAAAACAGATTTGAAACAAAAGAAGATGGCCAAGAAGTGGTTGTTGGGTATGGAAGTATATTTAATTCCAGAAGTGAAAACTTGGGAGGATTTTATGAATATATATCTCCAACTGCAATTAGTGAAGAAACAATTGCAAAATCAGACACAAGAGCCCTCATAAATCATGATCAAAATTTAATTTTAGCAAGACAAAGCGCTGGAACTCTTAATTTGTCTGTTGATGAAAAAGGTTTAAGATATGAATTTGAAATTCCTGAAGGTTTATCTTATGGAAAAGATTTAGCAATTAATATGAAAAACGGAAATATAAATCAATCCAGTTTTGCTTTTACTGTTGGAGATGATGAATGGAGTACAGATGAAGATGGGAATGATATTAGAACTATAACTTCTATTAATAAACTTTATGACGTTTCTCCAGTTACTTATCCTGCTTATTCTAATGCAGATTCTGATTTGGTTGTAGCTCAAAGAGGATTGGCAATGTATAAAGAAAAACAAGAAATAAAAGAAGAGGAAACAGATTTAGTGGCGCGTTCGTTGGCAAAACTAAAAATTGAATTAATAAAACGAACAAAATAATAATAATAAAAAATTTTTTAAAATGAAATCAAGTATTGAATTGAAAGAAATGAGAAATGATATTATTGATTCTTTAGAAGTAATCAAAGAAACTGCAACTGCAGAAGAAAGAGATTTAACTTCAGAGGAGAATGATAACATGGATTCACTTCTTAAAAATGCAGATGAATTATCTGCAAAGATTGAAAGAGCTGAAAAAGTTGAAACTGAAATTAGAAATAATGTAAAGTTAGCTGGAACTCCAGTTCAAAAAGTAAACACTGATAAAGCAACAAGAGGATGGAGTTTATTTAAAGCTATAAACGAAGTAAGAAATGGAGGTTCTTTAACGGGGATTGAAGCAGAAATGCATCAAGAAGCAGAAGGAGAAGCTAGAAAAGGTTTGCAAGGTATTGGTATTCCAACAATGATGAAAGAGAAAAGAGCTATTGTTCAAGGTGCTGCTGGTGCTGTAACAAACATTGCTCCAACTGCAATTGGTGCTTATGTTGATAGTTTACAAGCTTCTGCGTTATATAATAGAATTGGAATAAATGATTTAGGAACTGTTGCTGCTGATACTGTTCTTCCTATTGCTGGAGGTTCAACTGTTGCATGGGCTGCTGAGGTTGCTGCTGCTGCTGATGGTGGTGTAGACTTTGCAAAAGTAACTTTAACTCCAAAAAGATTATCTGGTTATGCAAATCTTTCTAATGTTATTCTTGCTCAAAATGGACCTGCTGCTGAGGCATCTGTAATGAGAGATATGGGAAGAAACATGGGAACACAAATAGATGCTGCAATGTTTGCTTCTGCTGATTTAGGTGGGGGAGCTCCTGGAGCAATTGTTGGAACTGCTGGAACTTTAACATTTACTGAGTCTGCTGCTGGTGGTGCTGCTGGTGCTTCTGCTGATATGTTAGAAGCTATCCAAACTATTGCTGATAATCATGGATTAGATGGAAATCTTGCTTTTGTAAATCAATGGGGTTTATATTCTAATATAAAATCTGCTACACAAGTTACTTCTGTTTCTCCATTATATCAAGATGATAGATTAGCTGGTTATCCAGGTTACTTCTCTAATGCTCCTGCAACTGCGGGTGGTCCTCCAATTACATCTGCTGATGGAATGTTCGGGGATTTTGGTAGAGTTTATTTTGCAACCTTTGGGCCTTCTTCAATTACAGTTGATCCTTACAGTAGAGCTGTAAATGGGGAGGTTAGATTAATAATGAACAACTATATGGATTGGGGTGTTGCTTCTGGTGCTTCATTCGTTAAATATACTACTGTTCTTTAATAGTAATTTATAAATAATTAAAAAAGGGGCTGGTTTTGAAGCCAGTCCTTTTTTTTTAAACTAATTTAAAATGTATAGAAGTCTAAAAGAAGTTACTTTATCAACTACTCCATTATTTACAACTGCAGAAGCTAAGGATTTTCTTAAAGTTGATACTACGGCAGATGATACTTTAATTGATAATTTAATTAAAGCTGCAACTGAGTCTTGTCAAATTTATACTAATCAATATTTTTTAAATACTGTTGTAGAACAATACTCTGATTTATGGGCTGAGGTATATACACTTTATAAAAGTCCAGTTTCATCAATTACTCATATTAAGTATTATGATACTAATGATGTAGAACAAACTTTAGCCGCTTCTAATTACATTTTAGATGATATTTCAAAACCTGCAAGAATTGGATTAGCAGTTGATGCTACTTTACCAGATTTAGCAGATAGAATAAACGCTGTTCATGTTAAATATACTGTTGGTTATGGAACAGCTTCAACAGATGTTCCAGATGGAATAAAACAAGCAGTTCTTTTAACTTTGGGAAATTGGTATGAAAACAGGCAAACAGTAATAACTGGAAGAACAGCAACAGAATTACCTTTATCAAGTCAATACTTATTAGATCAGTATAAAATACAAACATGCTAAGCATAGGCCAATTAGATAGAAGAATTGAAGTTGTATCTCCATCTTATACAATAGATAGATATGGAGAACAGACTAAAGTATATACTGATATTGCTTATACTTTATGGGCTCATGCAGATTGGAAATCAAGCAGAAGAAAAGAAGAATCTCAAGAACAAGTTCAAAAAACAGATTTAGTTTTTTATGTACGAAATTTAGGAGTTGAAATTTTAGGAACTTATAGAATAAATTATGATTCCAAAACTTACATAATACATGGGATAAAAGAAATAGATGGAAGAGAACAATTTTTAGAAATAGAAACAAAATTAAAAGATAATAACTGATGGGAATTTCAGTAGAAGCAAAGGGAATTAAAGAGATAACTCAAATGTTCAAGGGTTTGCCAAAGCAAGTTAATAAAGATTTGGTTTGGGGGAGATTTTGGAAAAAGGTTACTGTTCCTTTATTGACTGCTGCTGTAAATGAAGCTCCTTTGTTAAAACATCACTCAGGAAAAGATTCAAAGAGAAAAGGAAGAGTTGGAGTTTCATATCCACCAGACAAAAGTTTAACAATTTCAAGAGGAACATTGAAAAAATCTCTTAAATTTTACAGAACAAGAGCCTCAAAATCTAAAGATGTTCATGGTGCTTATATTGGCCCAAGAGTAAAAGGAAAATTCAAAAAGAATAAAGGGGGATATTATGGAGCTTGGGTTGAGTACGGACATAGAAATAGAGATGGATCAACATCAAAACCAAACCCTTTTATGCAAAGAGCATGGAATCAAAAAAGTGGATCAGTTTTAGCAAATGGTTTTTCCGAGGCAGAACAAATATTTATTAAAGCAAACAGAGCTCATGTAAATAGATTAAAAAAATACGGAAAATTCGGATATTAAAATGAATATAGGAAAATCAATATATAAAATTTTACATGATAACATTGCAGTTGAGTCAATGGTAGGAACAAGAATTGCTCCAAATGTAATGAAACAAACATCTCCATTTCCTTTTATCATTTATGATGTTTCTACTGATACTCCAGAAGGACAAAAAGATTCTGTTGCTTTATTAGATACAGCAACTATTATGGTTTCAGCTTATTCTAAAACTTATGCAGAAGCTTCAAAACTTGCAAACTACATAAGAACAGCTTTAGATAGAGTAAATGGAGTTTATAACGCTGTAAATATACAAGCAATTGATTTTGATGGTTATGATGATGTATTTGATGATATGAGTGGTTCTGATGGTATATATAGAAAATCATTAAATTTTAATATTAGAATTATAAATTCTTTCAATAATATTTATTCTACTCATTTTGATGGAGTGGATGATTTTGTTGCTTTAGGTGTTACTGGAATGAGTGCTGCAAAAAATACAGGATCTATTTCAGCTTGGTTTAAATTAGAAACAACTTCATCAAGTGGAGATATAATGAGAATATTTGAAGATTCAAGTAATAGTATCAGAATTTTTTATCATGCTGCAAGTAATGAATTAAGAACATTATATTCTGCAGGAGGAACAAATAATACAGCTTTAACAACTGATGCAGTTGAAGGAAATAATTTATGGCATCATGTTGCTTCTACTTGGGATTCATCTGGTAATTTGAAAATATATTTAGACGGAACTTTAAAAGATACAACAGCAATTTCAGGAACATTTACAGGAAGTTTTACTACTGCATCAATTGGAAATAATACTCAATCAGGAGGTTATTGGAAGGGAAATATTGATGAAGTTACTTTGTTTAATAAAGAATTAAGTTCAACAGAAGTAACATCTTTATATAATGATGGACTACCATTCAATCCTGTTCCTTTAACAAATTTAATTGGTTATTGGAAAATGGGAGATGGAGGAATTATTGGAGATCCAATTGCAACATTCCCTACAATACCAGATGAAACAGGAAATAATAGTGGAACAATGAGTAATATGGCATCAAATGATTTTCAAGCTGATGTTCCAGAATAAAGATATGGAAAAAAAGTATGTTATAATAGAAAAAAGTTATGTTGATTCAGTTGATTTTCAAAAGGTAATTGAAACATCAGCAGCAACATTAAGATATAATTTAGATGGAACAAAAACAATAATTAAATTTATTGGAGATGTTCCAGATTTTTTAAGTGGGGATAAAATATATTCTCATTCTGAAATAATAGAAACAATCAATAATCCATATAATGGATGGATTGATACAAACGAATAAAGAAATGAAATTTGAATTAAAAAGAAGATACGTTGTAAACTCAATAAAAACTTTAGAAGCTGGAGCAATTATTGATGTAACACAGGAAAAATATGAGTGGCTTGAAAAAAACGCATATGGAGAGCCAGAAAAAATAAAAGTAAAAAAAGAAACGAAAACAAAAAAAGCTCAAGAAGAGCAAAAATAAATAAATATTAATATTATAAAATAAAAAAAAATGGCAAACGGACAATTAAACGGAACGGATCTTGGAGTTTACATTGGAGGTACTTTAGTTGCATATTCAACAAGTGCTACTCTAAATGTAAATCATAGTCCACGTTCTACAAGTAACAAAGAAGATGGTGGTTGGGAAACTGCAATGGAAGGTTACAGAAACTGGGATGTTTCATGTGATGCAATGTATGCATGGTTAGATCCTACGGGAAGTGCAATTTCAAATGAAACATTAAGCGAAATATTTACTGGTTACATAACAACAAGAGCAAGTTTTACTTTAACTTTTGGAGTTACTTCATCTGTAACAGGAGATACTAAATATACTGGAACGGCATGGCTAACATCAGCTTCTCTTTCTGCTCCGAATGAAGATACTGCAACTTTTTCAGTTTCCTTTCAAGGATCTGGAGAATTGACGCAAACTATTGCTTCTTAATAGTTTATAAATTAGAGCCAGCCCTTGCGTTTTCTTTTCTGAGTGCGGGGGTTGGTTTCTTTTAATATCAGAAAAGACAAAAAACTTAGAAAAATGAAATACGAAATTTTAGAAATTGGAGAACACAAAATGGCCGTAAGGTTTGGATTTAACGCTCTTAGAAAATACAGTTTAATGACTGGAGCAACAATGAATGATTTAAACAAATTAGCATCTGGACAATTAACTTTTAATGATGCTTTCAGTTTAATTTATTGTGGAATTGAAGATGGTTATAGAGCAAATAAACAACCTTTTACCTATTCGTTAGATGAAATAACTGATATGTTTGATGGTAACATGGATTGTATGGAGAAAGCTTTTGAGATGCTTGCAAGAGCAATGGGAGATGGTAACGAAAAAAAGCCGAAGGCCAAGAGAGCCAAGAAGTAGAGCTAACTTGGCCAAAAATGGAACAGATAGCATTCGGGCAATTAGGAATGAATGTTGATGATTTTTATAATATGTTGCCAAGAGAGTTTTGGAACAAAGTTGATGGGTTTTATGAACTGGAAAACACGAGGCAAAAGAGTAATTGGGAACGTACAAGATGGAGCACTTGTTTATTATTAAACATTCAGCTTCCTAAAAATAAAAGTATTAAGCCAACTGATTTAATTCAGTTTGATTGGGAAAGAGAAGCATTAAAAATAGATTTTGAAGATTTGAAAAATAAAGCAGAGTTATATAAAAAAAGAATAGAACATGGCAAGTAAAGCAATTGGTTTTTTAAATTTCAAATTTGGAGCTGATTTAAGTGGTTTTGAAAGAGCTATGAATAAAGCTCAAAAGAAGCTTAAAAAGTTCGGAACTCAATTACAAAAGACTGGTAAAAATATGACAATGGGATTAACTCTTCCTATTGTAGGATTAGGAGTTGCTTCAATAAAAACATTTGCTGATTTTGAACAAGGAATGCTTAAAGTAAAAGCTATTTCTGGTGCTACTAATTCTGAATTTAAAGCTTTAACAGAATCAGCTAAAGAACTTGGTTCTACAACAATGTTTACTGCCTCTCAAGTTGCAGAACTTCAACTTAATTTATCAAAACTTGGATTTGATCCTCAATCAATTTTAGATTCCAGTCAGGCAATACTTAATTTGGCTCAAGCTACAGATTCAGATTTAGGAGAAGCGGCAACAGTAGCGGCTTCAACAATGAATGCTTTTGGATTGGAGGCAAAAGATATGACCATGATATCAGATGTTATGGCTGATTCTTTTAGTTCTTCTGCTCTTGATTTACAAAAATTCCAAACTGCAATGGCTTCTGTAGCTCCAGTAGCAAATCAAGCTGGTGCTGATATTCAAAGAACTTCAGCAATATTAGGGGTTTTAGTAAATAACGGAATTGAAGCTTCATCTGCTGGAACAGCTTTAAGAAATGTATTTTTAGAATTAGCTGATCAGGGGTTAACTTGGGATGAAGCTATGGTAAAAATACAAACTTCTATGAATCCCCTTCAAACTGCTATGGATTTATTCGGCAAAAGGGGGGCGGCAGTTGCTACAATTATATCAAACAACGGAACAGAAATTCAAAACTTAACAGCTGATTTTAATGATTCGGCTGGAGAAGCTCAGAAAATGGCAGATATTATGGATTCAGGAGTTGGTGGAGCAATGAGAAAGCTGCAATCACAAACTGAGGGATTATTAATACAATTAGGAACTGCATTAATGCCTATTTTTCAAAAAGTTATAGATAAATTATCAGCATTAGTTAAATGGTTCTCAGGATTAAGTGAAGAACAAAAAGATAATATTGTTAAATGGGGGTTAATATTAGCTGCAATAGGGCCAGTTCTTATAATTATTGGAAAAATGAGTGTTGGAATCGGTGCTTTAATTGGAGCTTTTAAAGGTCTTGCAAAATTTCTGGTAGCTAATCCTTATATTGTTTTTGCAGCAGTCATAACTGGTGTTGTATTTGCTTTAGGCAATTGGATTGAAAAGGCTTGGGGAGTTTCAGACGCTCAAAGGTCAATTAATGAGGTTATGGATGCAGCTAATAAAGCTATCTTAACTCAACAAACGGAAGTTAATATATTAACAGGAGTTCTAAAAAATGAAAACTCAACTCTTAAGGACAAAGAAATAGCATTAAATAAATTAAAAGAAATAGCTCCTGACTACTATGGTAAATTAAACGCTGCAAAATTAGATGTAATTGCTTTAGATACTGCAACTAAAAATTATACTGAATCTATACAGAAACAAGCTCTTGCAGAAGCGGGGAGAGCTAAATTAGTGGACTTATCCAAAGAACTAATTGATTTACAGTCAAAACAAAAAGAAGTTAATAAATTTACTGAAACATTATCAAAACTTGGTACTGAAGAATATAACTTAGGTATTTTGAATCTTGCAAGTGAAAAAAGTAGTGAGTCAAGAATAAGTTCACTAAAGCAGGAAATTGACCAAATTACAAACTTAGTTGTTGCAAACGAACAATTAAGCAATTCTCAAAAGAAAGTTGATGATGGATCAGGTATATTTGGTTTATTGGATAGAGTAAAAAAACAATATGGGATTCCAACAACAACTCCAACTCCAACAACTCCAACAACAACAACTCCAACAACAACAACAACAACAGGAGGAGTTGAAAAGAAAGTTGAACAAATGGAAGCTCTTTCATTAGCTACTCATGAAACTTTTGAAGAAATTAATTTACTTTCTCATAGATTAGATGACTTGGCAATGCCAGAGAATTTATTTAATACAGATCCAATGGATAAGTATAGAGGTTCTTTAGGTATGTTGGGAGATCAAATAGCAACCTTTATTGGAACAGATATAAAATCAATGGAGGAAGCAATGGCTACCTATGCAGAACAATTGGGGAATAATTTAGCTCAGGGAGCCGAATCTTTTAAAGAGTATGGAAATACAGTTAAGGGAATAATGAAAGAAGTTATTGGATCTATGATTTCTGCTGGAGTTGCTGCTGCTGTTAAAACTGCTTTAGAATCAATTCCTCCTTTTCCTGGCTCTGTTTTTTTAATTCCTGCTTTAGCTGGTGCAGCCGCTGGTCTTGCAAGAACTGCTTTCAATTCATTAATTCCTTCATTTGAAGATGGAGGAATAATTTCAGGACCAACAGTTGGATTAATGGGAGAATATCCAGGAGCCTCTTCTAATCCAGAGGTTGTAGCACCTTTAGATAAACTTAAATCAATGATGGGAGGAGGCAATCAAAACATAGTTGTAGAGGGTGTATTAAGAGGAAATGATATATATTTGTCAAATAAAAATACATCAGTAAACAGATTAAGAACAACCTAATATGGCAAGAGCATCTTATAATTTACAAATTTTCAAAACAATACCTTTAGAATCAGCTAATGGAACAACTTATACAGCTACTATTTGGACTTCTTACTCGGGAGGATCTGGAGAATGGAAATTAGCTTCAAATGGATTAAAATTAGACTGGGAATCAGCTGACGTACAAGATAAAAATTCTCCAATATTAGCTTCTAAACTTACTTTAGATGTTTTGGTTGAAGATTTAGATCAAGAAAACGAAATAATTGGTTTTTCTGAAAGACCAGAAAAAGATATTTGGGTTACATTGAGAAAAGGATCTACAGGAAGTTTATTATGGTCGGGTTATTTAATACCAAATTTAGATGTCAGTGAAGATGTATCTTATCCTTATGGTTCAACTTTGGTTTTTGTTGATGGGATTGCTAGCCTTAAAGAAATTCCTTTTTTAAGAGAAACAAACAGTGAAACAGCTGCAGTTCCAACTTTTCCTTATGTTAAAGCTGATACTTTTGCAAATGCTGGTTATAGACAAATAATTGGATATGATGGAGCTTGGATAAAATTAATTTTGGATAATACTGGAATGGTTTTAGAATCAGACGAGGCTGTTGCTTCTGCTGGTATGGAAAATTATTATATTCAAACTGCTGTTAATTGGTGGAATGAAGATATGGGGGCTACTCCTGCAACTGCAACTTGCCCTTTAACAATAACAAAAATCAATTTAAGTGATTTTTACAAAGTTTCAGATGAGAATAAGTATACTCCTCCAACTACATATTCTGTATTGAAAAGTATTTGCAAATCCTTTAATATGAGATTTTTTTACTGGCAACATAGGTTTCATTTTGTTCAAATTTCAGAATATAACACTAATGAACAAGGGTCAGCTCCTTATACCTCGCCTGTAAACATTCCAACAAGAGAATTTTATTATACGGGAAGCTTTAGAACAAGTAGAAATTATTTTGGAAACACTAATAATTCTTTATATCCTCAAGTTATTGAAACTGGAACATCAAGTGGAGGATTGCAGAAATTGGCAACAACTCAATATGAAGCTTTGCCTGCAATAAAAAGAACAAAAACTACCTACGCTGAATATGCTGGAGGAAATTATTTTAATGGGTTTCCTTTGTTTTTAACTCACAACACTGTTTCTGGATTACCTACTTCATGGCCAACTGATGGAGCTTCTCATGCTTACACACAATTTTCTCAATCTGGTCAAGAGTATAACATAATGACTTTAACAGATGCTGATCAATTAGCTGGTTTTTTATGCAGAATATTTTGTTCATTTTCAAACACTTCAAATGCTGATCTTTATTTACAAACTTTATGGACAATTAGAGCAAAACCATCAACATCAGCTTGGGGAGATGCCGATAATATGACTTTATACAAATTCACTGGAAGTACTTCAGAATTAAAATGGATGAGTACAACTACAGGCTCAGGAGAGTTTCCTTTATCTAACAACCAACAATATCTTAGAAACACAAGAATAATTCCTGCAAATTGCAATGATTATGTTATAAGCATATTTGATAGTGCTGTTGATAGTATATGTGATGAAAGCGGGAATCTAATTCCTACTGATCCTTTATTTGTTGGGAGTTGGGATTTTCAATTTTATACATTTACAGAATATGATGATAACAGAACACGGCCAATGAAAGCTTATTTACAAGGAGATTCTTACTATTCTCATGGATTAATTATAAATAATAATTCTTTAAATGGAGGAACAAATCATGCTGGAACTGCTTTAGAGTGGGGATATACACCAACTTTTTATGCTTTTGATTATGTAGATACTTTAAGCAATATTTCAAATGGAGGAGCTTTTTTTGAATCCATGTTTGTTCCTATAAAATCAGGAGGAATATCTTTTGGAAACAATACACAAGAATTGGAAGTGCAGCAAAGTGGAAATGATGCTTTTGAATATAGTGTGGGAGTGATAGCATTTGGAGATGGATCTGGTGCAGATACAAATTCTACTTTTCAGGTTTACGATGGAGCTGAGTGGGTTTATGTTAATCCTTTAGGCAAATGGGCTAAGGGGATATATACTTGGAATGGAAGTTCTTATGTTTATAGTGCATTAACTTATGATAAAAAGAGTCAAGTTTTACTTGGAGAGGAGATAATGAATAACCAAAGTGAAACAATTTCAACCTTTAGTGGAATAACAGCTTTATCTTCAATAGATAAATACTTTTCAGGAAGTACAAAGTTGAAATTTATGAATCCATGTGCAAGAATGGAAGATTCAGATGGTACAAAATATATGATGATGAGGGGTACATTTACCTTACTAAATGATGAATGGAGTGCTCAATGGGTAGAAGTTTATTATGAAGTTCCAACAACCGTTACAATTGGAAATGCAGACAATAGAACTGGAGGAGATTTTAATCCTCTCCCATTTACCCCAAACACTCCATAATATTATGATTACTTCAAACACCTCTATTCCATTTATCAAAGCTGAAAACAGCGAGAATAAGTTTTATCTTAGTCAATTAACTTCTGAACATAACGAAGGAGATGTGATAACTACCTCCACAAATATAAATTGCAGAAAGTTAGTTTTAGCACTTAAAGCTGGAGATAAAATAATAATTAACGGAACTTCTTTAACTGTATATGCAGACGCTGCTGTTGATGATACTCGCTTTTTTGTAGAAGCAATAACTTTAGAAGAAGCTTTAGAGTTAAACGCAAATATTGCTATTGATGAGAACAATATGTTTGTCCAATATCAAAGAAAAACAGAAGGAACAATTGGAGGCATTCCAGTTGGTGCAGATTATTTAGGCCCAATAACTTATAATTCTGTTACAAGTGTTTATTCTATTACTGGAGTTGATCCAACTTATGTGAAAGTTCTTCCAAGAGATTTTATGATTAATGAAGATGGAGCTTATGAGGCCTTAGAGTTTAAAGATTCAGCTAATTCAGGTTTGCAAGTTGGAGATGCTGCTCAGGAAATGATTGCAACGGTCAATATTCCTTATGGAACATCAGCTACTGAGGTATATATTTGGGGATCTAATACTTCTAAAGTAGTTGAGGTTTATGAATGTAGAGTAGATACAAATGGAATTGGAAGTGCAATTGGAACAGGAACAACAAATGGAGATGCAATAGGTTTAACATCTACTACATCAACTTCTGTAAATTATTTATTAATAATAGTAAAAGTAACGGCTACTTCCAATAGAATATATGGAGGAAAGGTTACACTAACACAAAATTAGAAAAAATGAAAGATACAACTCAAGTTATATTAGCAAATGGAGGAGCTTCAGCAACTATGTTAACTGAATGTAATAACATATTAACCTTTATTTCTTTAACCTTAGCTATAGCCTTTACCATCTATAAATTCTACAAATTATCCAAGAAGTAAACAACATAAAGTTAATAACTTTCATTCAATCAATGTTTTATTATATTTTTTTTTATAATTTTACAACATGAGATATTTTAAAATTTCTGAATTTGATTCTGGACTTCCTAATGAAGAGGGAACAGGAATTAATATGAGTCCTGTATTTTTGGACTTTATTGATGAATTAAGAGCAAGATGTGATTTTCCATTTAGAGTAACCAGTGGATTCAGAACACAAGCTTATCATGATTCTTTAACTAAAAGAGGTTACCACACTATAAAAAATTCTGCTCATTTAAAAGGGCTTGCTGCAGATATATCTATTTCAGATAGTGTAAAGCGAGCTCTTTTTGTAGGCCATGCTTTGCAATTAGTTCATGAATTAGGATTACCATTTAGAGTTGGAATAAAGAAAGATTCCTTTTGCCATATTGATATAGATGAAGAGAAAACTAATCCACGATTGTGGATATATTAAACAGCTAATAGAAAGAGCTGAAATACTTTCTTATAATTAAAATTTTACAAAATGTTTAAAAATTGGTTACAAACAATAATTTTAAGGGGAATGGGTAATTCTCGTAAATTCTGGTATATGGTTATAGGTGTACTAACAACCATTTTTGCCGATACTTTTAATTTGAATCCTGACGAAGTAAACAATATTCTAATGAGTGTTGGAGCTCTTATTCTTGGTCAAGGATTTGCAGATATGAATAAAAAGAAGTAAATAAATGAAAAGCAAATATCTAAATTATAAGGATGAGATATTAGAGCTTTTTGATAATGGGAAAAATTATATTGAAATATCCAGTTTCCTTATAGATAAATACAAACTGGATGTTTCAGTAGATACACTTAGAAAAAAGATAAGAGAGGTTGTTCATTATTTAATTGCAGATAAAGATATTGTTGAGTATAATATTAGACTTGCAAAACAGAAACAAAAGTTCCAAGATTTAAACAGAATAGAAAGAAAATCATTTAGAGAGGGAACAAGACAAGAAAACGCTCTGGTAGAGTATAACACCGAAATCATAAAACTATTAAAGAGAGAGAGTTTAAAGACCAAACTGAGTAAAAAGAAACACAATACTGAAGCTGCTATAGTTGTTCAGATTGCAGATACTCATTTTAATGAACTTGTGGAGTTAGAATCCAATAAATATGATTTTGATATTGCATCAAAACGACTTCAAAAATACGCTTATAAAGTTAAAGAATATGTTAAATTCCATAAAGCAAATAAAGTATTAATTGCAATAACTGGAGATTTAATTAACTCAGATAGAAGATTGGATGAGCTTATGGCCGCCGCTACAAATAGAGCAATGGCTACATTTCTTGGAGTTCATTTATTAAAACATTTTATATTAGATTTAAATGAAATTGCAGAAGTTCAAGTTTGTTGCGTTACTGGAAATGAATCAAGAGTAAATCAAGAATTGGGTTGGGTAAATTTGGTTTCAAGCGACAACTACGATTTTACCATATTTGAGATGTTGAGGTTACTACTTCCAGATATTAACTTTTTGAGAGGAGATGCTTTAGAATTGGTAGTTGAAATAAATGGAAAAAATATGTTGGTAATTCATGGACATCAATTAGGAAGAATGGATTCTAATCAAGTTGGAAAAGTAATATCTAAATATAGTGCAAAAGGAGTTATAATTGATTTTATAATATGTGGGCACCTCCATGAAACTATGATCAGAGATAACATTGCAAGGAGTGCTTCATTGGTAGGATCTAACGCATACAGTGAGAATGCATTGAATTTAAGTGGAACAGCCGCTCAGAACATCTATTGCTTTACAGATGATGGAAGACATGATATAAGGATAGATTTACAGGAAACAAACGGATGGGATGGATATGATATAAAAGAAGAGTTATTTGCTTATAATGCAAAGAGTGCACAAAAAACTCATAAAAAAGAAACAATATTTAAAATAATTATATAATATTGCTCCATATTTGTTAAATAGTTAGTTGTTTAGTTGAAAAGGGAGTTGAATTTTAAAGGGGTTCAGCTCCTTTTTTTTATAGTTTACGTCAAAACTAACGAAAAATCAACGAAATGTTAGTAACTAAAACACACCAAAAACCAAAAAACTTTCATTTGCTAGGTTAAAAAAAACTTTAAAAAAGTTTGTAGATGTTAAAAACTATCGTATATTTGTATCAAGTTTAACAAATAAAAAATAAAATGTATAAAATAACTCACAAGAAAACAGGATTCATTCATTACTTTAATTCAAAAGAAACTGCAAATTTTGTTAATGCTAATGGATCTAAAAATTACAAAGTGGAAGAGGTTAGAACTTTAAACAAGTCAGAAATTTTTTACGCTTTTTTAACTTTAACTTTAATGGCAATTTTGACTCTTGCCTTTATTTATTATGCAACCAATTAAAATGGAAGAAAAGCTACAACCAGCACGATTAGCTCTAATGACTATGTTTAAAGTATTAGAAAAGGATATAATTCAAATGAAGAGTAGAAAACAAAAGAAAGTTCATGCTCGGATGTTTTACAATTATTATTTGTGGAAGGTCTTCAAAGTACCTCATAATGATATTAAAAAACATATTGAGGGAATGCATCATGCAACCAGTATTTACTTAAAGAATAAATTAGAATTTGAAATGGATAAATATGATTCTGTTGCAACGGAATGGGAAACTTTTTTATATTTTGCAGAGTATCAAGAAAGTAAACAATTAGATAGATCAAAAGTTAAATGTTTTATAGAAGAATATAAAAAGAAACAAGAGAAAATTAAGAAATGGGAATCTAATCATATTGATATGGATGATTGGTTTAAATATAGTGGAAAAACAGAAGAAGATTCTACAGAATATAAAAATCTAATTGATAAAAAAAATGGATTTGTATCTAAAAAATCAAGAAAAGAATATTTTAGAGAATATTGGAGAAAAAGATCATTAAAAGAAAATACTAAAAAAAATTAATTAAATAAAAAAACTATGAAAGGAATTTTAGCTACAGGAAACACCGAAACAAAAAGAGAAATAGTTCCATCAGGAACTCACATTGCAAGATGCTACTCAATGATCCATATTGGAACAGTTGAATGGGAATGGCAAGGAGAAACAAAATATTCAAATAAAATTAGAGTTACTTTTGAATTACCACATGAAATGAGAGATTTTGGAGGAGAAAAAAAACCAATGCAAATAAGTAAAGAATATAGGTTATCCTTACATGAGAAGTCTAATCTAAGAAGAGATTTAGAGGGGTGGAGAGGAAAATCTTTTACAAGTAAAGAATTAGCTCATTTTGATATAACTAATTTAATTAGCAAAGAATGTAATATATCTATTATTTATAAGACTTCAAAAAGTGGAAATGAATTTGCTCAAATAGGAAGTATTTCAGGAATAACAAAAGGAACTAAATGCCCTAAACAATTTAATGATTCATTCATATTTAATTATGAAGATAATTTTAATGTTGAATGGTTAGAACAACAGCCAGAATGGATTAAAGATCAGATAAAAAATACTGATGAATATAAGAGTAAAATGAATCAAAAGAAATTACAAGACACTCCAACTGATGATATGCCATTTTAATCATGATAAAAGGATTTGAAAAACTAACGGATGAATTAACAGATGATGAACTAAAAAAAGTTCCATCAATTGTTAAAGGTATTGGAAAACGTATTGGAAAAGAAAATGCAGTTACTTCCAAGATCATTTGCGACAAAATGAATCTGATTGGAGTTAGATTGAGAAAGATAATTCACTTTATTAGAGTAAACAATTTACTTTATGGATTATGCTCAAACTCAAAAGGTTATTATGTTGCAAAAAACATTAAAGAACTTGAGGATAATAACAAAAGTTTACAACAAAGAATTGCATCTCAAATTGAAATATTAAACGCTCTTGAAAAACAAGCTGTTATGTTTGGAGGAACTGGAGAACAAACAGATTTTGAATGAAAGTTTTAGAATTATTTGCAGGTAGTAGATCAGTTGGAAAAGTTGCTGAAGAAATGGGATTTGAAGTTTTTTCTGTTGATATAAATAATTTTGAAAATATTGATTATGTAGTAGATATATTAGATTTTGATGTAAATAAAATTCCTTTTGTTCCAGATGTTATTTGGGCAAGCCCTCCTTGTACTTATTTTAGTGTAGCTTCAATAGGGCACCATTGGAATAAAGATCATACTCCTAAAACTAAAGAATCTATTTTAGGCCTTAAAATTTTAAATAAAACTTTATCTATTATAAAACAATTTCCTCAATCAAAATTTTTTATAGAAAATCCAAGAGGAAAAATGAGAAGAATAATTAAAGGAATAAATAGAACAACAGTAACCTATTGTAGCTATGGAGATGATAGAATGAAGCCAACAGATATTTGGAGCAATAACATTAAGGATATTTTTAATAAGGATGGATGGATTCCAAAACCAATTTGTTTTAATGGAAATGTAAATTGTAAACATGAAGCTGCTCCAAGAGGATCTAAAACAGGAACTCAAGGAAGAAAAAATAATTATGAAAGAAGTAAAATTCCAACTCAATTAATAAAAGAAATACTTTTATCAATATGAACATAAAAAGAATCCAGAAAAGTAAAAACTATTCTATAATCTCAAATGAGATATTAAGAAGAAAGGATTTAAGCTTAAAAGCAAAAGGATTAATGAGTTTGATATTATCCCTGCCAGATTCTTGGGATCTTACAGTAAATGGATTAGTAGAGATTGTAAAAGAGTCTAAGAACACCATTTACACCGTTCTAAAGGAATTAAACAATTTTGGATATGTAGAACGTAACAGAATAACAGATAACACTGGAAAAGTGGTTAAATGGGAACTTATAGTTTATGAGAGTCCACTTACCAAAAAGCCACAACTTAAAAAACCAGATTTGGAAAACTGCATACAAATAAGTACTGATAATAAAATAAATACTAATTTAAATAAGATATATTGGATTGATGAAATTAAAGAGTTAAATTATCCAAAAGAAATGAAAGAAGATTTTATTGGATATTGGAGTGAAGAATCTAAAACTGGTAAAACAAGACAATCCCTCCAGCGTACTTGGAACACTGAAAGAAGATTGAAAACGTGGGCAAAGAATGACAAGAATTGGAATAAAACTAAAACATCAAAGATTGATTCTCAAATTGATTCTTATGTTGGAGCATTAAATTTATTAGAACAGAAATATAAAAACTAAATGAAATGACAGAACAAGAAGTGATATTTTTATTATTAGGAATCTTATTAGGTATGCAGGGAGTGATATTTTTAGAATTAATAAAAAAGAAATATAAAAACTAAAATAATGAAAAACTATAACGAAAACAAAAATGTTTATGAAGCTGCAAACGAAAGAATTGATTTTATCTTTAATAATTTTGAAAGAATTTACATGTCTTTTAGTGGAGGTAAAGATTCTGGAGTAATGTTAAATCTTGTATTAGAGTACATGAGGAAAAATAATATAACTGATAAAATAGGATTAATGGTTTTAGATAATGAAGCTAATTATGAATATTCTTTAAAATTTATGCATAAAATAATAAATGAAAATATAGATTTATTAGATGTTTATTGGTGCTGTTTACCCGTAACACTTCCTTGCACTGTTAGTAGTTATGAAATAGATTGGCAATGCTGGGGAGTTAACGATGAAAAAAGATGGATAAGGCCTATGCCAAATGAAGATTATATAGTTAATATAGATAATCATAAATTTGATTTTTTTATTGAAAATATGTCTTATGATGAATTTTGGGATAAATTTGGAGAATGGTATGCACAAGATAAAAAATGTGCAAATTTTATAGGAATAAGAACTGATGAAAGTTTAAATAGGTATAGAGCTATAATGAACAAAAACAAAATCATGATCAATAATTTATGTTGGACTAAAAAAAATACAAAAAATTGTTATAATGTATATCCTATTTATGATTGGAGAACAGAAGATGTTTGGATAGCTAATGAAAAATACAATTGGATATATAATGAACTTTACGATATATTTTGGAAGGCAGGACTAACCATTGCTCAAATGAGAGTAGCAAGTCCTTTTATGAGTGAATCTAAATCAAGTCTAAATTTATATAGAATTATTGATGGGCATGTTTGGAGTAGATTATGTGCTAGAGTTTCAGGAGCTAATTTTATAGCTACCTATGGAAAACAATTAACATACAAATCATTTACCTTGCCAGATAATCACACTTGGAAAAGTTTCTGTAAATTTTTATTAAATACACTACCAAAAGAATCTGGAGAAAATTTTAAGTTGCGCTTTATTCAATCATTAAAATATTGGTGGAGAGTAGGGCGGGGATTAGAAGATAAGGTAATAGAAGATTTAACAAAAAATAACATTGATTTTAAGTTAGGAGAAAAAACAAGACATGGTAGAAAAGATAAAACATGCGTAAGAATGATTCCTCCAGATCATTTAGACATGTTAAAATGTCATAATTCAGATGTTACAAGTTGGAAAAGATTTGTAATTACAATATTAAAAAATGATCATACTTGCAAATATTTAGGTTTGGCTCCTACACACGAACAAGCAAAACGACAAAGAATAATTCAAAACAAATATAAAAACATATAAAATGAAAGTAATTAATGAAAACGATTTAATAGGAACAGAAAGAGATGTTAAATTTAAAGAAGGTAGAAGTATTAGAATGATATTAGAAAAGGATGGAATGGGATTCTCATTTCATAAAACAATTATTCCAAAAGGAAAAAAAGGACATTGGCACTACAAATATCATAAGGAATCATGCTATTGTATTAAAGGAAAGGGAATATTAACAAATTTAACAACTAAAGAAAAATATAAAATTAATGTTGGAGATATTTATATATTAGACAATCATGATAATCATACTTTTGAATCATTAGAAGATGTTGTTTTAATATCTGTATTTAATCCTCCAATTAAAGGAAATGAAATTCATCAAAAAGATGGATCATATAAAAACTAACTAAACAAATTAAAAGAAAATGAAAACAGAAAAATTTTTATCTCCAGTTTACAATGTATTAAGAGTACATATAAGTAAAGTAAAGGCAAATGATTATAATCCAAACGCAGTTGCTCCTCCAGAAATGGAACTATTAGAAACCTCTATTTGGGAAGATGGTTATACTATGCCAATTGTTACTGTTTATGATCCAGAATCAGAAATGTATATTGTAGTAGATGGATTCCATAGATACTCAACAATGATTAATAGTAAAAGAATAAGAGAAAGAGAGGAAGATCATTTACCAATTAGTGTTTTAAATAAAGATATTTCAGATAGAATGGCCTCCACAATTAGACATAATAGAGCTAGAGGAAGTCATAATATAGATTTAATGAGTACAATTGTAAGTGAATTAGTAGAAATGGGAAAAGGAGATGCTTGGATATGCAAACACATTGGAATGAGTAAAGATGAATTATTAAGAATGAAACAAATAACTGGTTTATCTTCTTTGTTTCAAAATAAAGACTTTTCACAAAGTTGGGATGCTGAGATATGATAAAACAAATTTTTATTCCTTACTGGAGATGGGAGTGTTATAAGAATAAAATGTATAACAAAATATCCAAAGAAGATGAATATATTAAAAAAGAATTATGTTTTAATTTAATGAATAATACAAAAGAATTTAGCAGATCAATGCACGATGTAGTTAAATTATGGAATCTAACAATGTTAAATCATCTTTCAAATAAAGGTTTAAACCGAAAAGCTTTTGTTGGTCAATGTGCTTGTTATTACAAATATCAAATACCAGAATATATTACAAGACAAGTTTGGAAAACTTTAACTAAAGAAAAAAGTATATTAGCAAATAATGAAGCTATAAAACATATTAAAAAATGGGAATACAAAATAAAATTAAACAATATATTAAATTATGGGAATCAAGATGTTATAAAAAGGGAATACCAGATGAAGCTCCAATTCAAATAAGTGATAAAGTTCCTTCATATAAAAAAATTTGTTTATCAATATTAAAAAATGATTATAAAGATTTAGGACATATTCCAAAAAAAAGTAAATATTACTCAATTTTAAAAAGAATAGAAATAGATCAAAGGGAATATTATGGAAAACAATTAAAGTTAAAATTTTGAAAGAACTAACTAAAAAATGTATAGGGCTAATATCAAACACTTTAGTTCAATTAGGACAAACAAAATCAGATAAAGATATTTTTATTATTGCTTCTACTCTTGCAGAGGACTTGATGAGAGATTTTGGAAACATGAAATGGAATGATGTAGAGGAGGCTTTTAGATCAGGAATAAGAGGAGAAAGATTTGTAGTGAATGTTCAAACTTATTATATATGGTTAAGAGCTCAAAAGAAATTGATTGATGAAGATATATGGAAAAAGAACAATCAAATTACATATAGACCAGATAAAAGATTATACAGGCCAAAGAAAGGAACAGGTTTACTAACTATTAAAAAACTATTATGATCATACCTAAAATAAACATAAACAAGAGGAGATTTTGGGATAATAAATGGATGGAAAATAAAAAAATAACAGCAACAAACCATCTTTTAAAACCTACACAAATTAAAAATTATCAGGTTTCAATTAACACAATAGCCGATGGAGTACAACATAAAGTTGATTGTGAATATTTTGGAAGAGATATTATTGTAGTTGGAACAGAGTTACAGCAATATAGATTAATAAGTTATCTAATGAAAGAAAACGGATGGCAAATTAAAGATAGTTGGAATTTTAAAATGGAAACTGAATTTAAAGAATGGTATATAGAAAATGAAAGCAATCCATATATTCTTAACTTAAAGTATTGGGAATTATGAGAAAACCACACAAACACACAGAGATTCATTCTCAATTACATAGATTTTTAAATGAGGAAGGATTCAGCAATGTTATGATTTGTGATATATTACAAATTTCAACTACCAATTCTGTTACATTAAAAAAATATATGGAAGATCCAAAACAATTAAAAGTTTATAATATTTATAATATTTGTGAATATACTGATGTAACTTTTGATTTTGTTATTTCATTAATAGAAGATAATTAACAAAATGATGTTTACAACTTTTCAAACAAAAGAAACATATTTAAAAATTATTTATAAATTTGTAAAATGAGAAATCTTAATTCAATTATAACAATATTAAACAATATGATTACTGTTATATTACTAACTCCAATATTAATATTTGTTTATACAATTAAAATAATAATACAGACTCTTGAAAGCTTTTGGAAAAATAATTAAAGGAAAGATTGTTTTTGATGATCGGGCAAAATTCTTAAATGATGTTGCTAAATTTGATGATGATATTAAAATTGTTATTGAAGTGAGAGAAGCAAAAGATATTAGAACAAACGCTCAGAATAGATTATGGTGGAAATGGATTGAACTAATAGCTGATGAAACAGGAAACGAAAAACAAGAAATACATTCTATTTTGAAATATAAATTTTTATTAAAAGAAGAAATGATTGATGGAGAGCTTCATCAAGGATTAAAGAGTACAACTACATTAACAAAGGAAGAGTTCGGTAAACTTACTCAGGAAGTTTTTTATTGGGCAAATGATACATTAAACATTAACCTTCCAAATGATTGAATCAAGATTACAGAGTGAGGTTGTTAAGTATATTCAAGTGCAATATCCTAAAGTTAAATATTGTGCATCTCTTGGAGGACAATATCAACCATTTCAATCTCAAAGGAATCGTGCCCGCAAAACAGGTTACGTTAAAGGGTTTCCAGATTTATTTATATATGAAGCAAGGAATGGTTATCATGGATTAGCATTAGAGATTAAAACATTAAAAGGAAGAGCTACAAAGGAACAAAAGGAATGGGTAGAAGCATTAAACGAAAGAGGTTACAAAGCTGAGGTTGTTAAAGGACTGCCAGCTATATTAGATTTAATAGATAGTTACTTGAATGAAAAAGATTAGCGACAAACAAAAGAAAGAGAAGAGAAGGTTATCTATTATTTATAACCAGATAGCAGAAGAGAGAGGCCATTATTGTACTGGATGTGGTAAGACTGGCAACTTATCTCATTCTCATTTGATTCCAAGAAGTAGAAGAAAAGACTTAGTAACTGATAAAAGAAATATAACGTATCATTGTTTAAGTATTGGAGAACATAAAGGTTGCCATGATATGTGGGAAAGTAAAGAAAGAACAAAACTATTAGACTACTGCAAGAACATGGAATACATATTAGAAGTTGATACTGAATACTATTTTTTAATAACTGAATGATGGCAAAGAAAAGAAAACTTAATAGTAAAAATCCTAAATGGAATAAGGATATAAAAGAAAAGGAATGGAGCAAAAGAAAACTAATAAAAGAAGTGAGAGGAATAAAGGTTTACTTCTGTTGGGAATAATTATATGAATCTATTTACAATACAATGGGCTTCAACTAACTTACCAAAGGAACATAGATATATAATCTTTAATGATGGTAAAACCTCAGCTATATTTAAAAGATTCTTATGGATTATATATATAAGAGTTACTAAGAAACATAAAACAAATTTAGAACAAATAAACTTATTAACTAAATATAAAACTTTAATAAATGAAATACAATAACATAAAGAACATATTAAAGAAACAAACAAATAATGGAGTTAAAACATTCTGGACCTTTAACGAGGAAGAGAAAGAGTTTACTCAGATATATAAGAACTACACAAACGAATTAAAGATATACACACCTCAACAACTATTAGATAAATTATATGCCTACACTTCCTAAAGGTAAACAAAGGCCATGGATTCCAGTAAGGCCAAGCCACATGAGAGATGTAGATAATTCTTCATTCTATAACTCAAGGCGTTGGCGTTCTATTAGTAAACACTTTAGAAAGAAGAATCCGTTATGCATTCAATGTGAGAGAGATGGTAATGGTCCTACACCTGCAACAGTATGTGATCATATCAAACCTATCTCACAATATGGAATGGGAGTTGCAACAGATATAAAGAACTTACAATCCTTATGCACCAGTTGCCATGCAAAGAAATCCTCAAGGGAAGGAGCAGAGATGAGAAAGACAAAGGTCTATGATAGAAATAAAAAAAAATAAAAAAAAATATTGTGGTAGGGGGGTATTTAATCTTATATAGTATTGTTACGTACAT